TTAATCTCATTTGTGTAATCAACCATAATCATTCCTTTATATAATTTCCAAATTTACCACATCCTGATTCGTTACTAATCTTTATCTCTTCTCCAGCTACTATTTTACCTACTAGATCTATTAGATCTTGAACTGTCCTTAAATTCTCAGTTAAATAATTTAATGATATTTTAACATTGAGTTTAGTCTCTAGATCCATTGTTATTTGTGTTAAGTCTAGAGAGTCAACATCATAATCATCTATAAATCTATCGGTGTTCTTAAGATTATTTAGATCTAAGAACAGATGTTCTGCTATAGCAGTCTTTACGATTAAGTCTAAATTCATAGTTTAACTATTGCCTCATGTTGAATTATTTCGTCAAACATCATTATACTATAAAAGAATCGTCTCCATATATTATGTCTTTTTAATGTAAGCATAACGTCATGTGCTTCAGGAGCATCTGGTATATTCAATACAGTTTTGTTATCGATTACATCTGAGAATCTTTTTAAATTCTCAACATCCCATTCATGATTAAAATTGCAGCATAGAATATAATGACAGTTTGGTGATACTAAATTTTTATCAATATCTACCTTAAGATCAATTCCCATGCCTTCAAAGTCTTCTGGTCTTAATTCATTTCTTGGCATCAATAATAAAGCAGTATCAAATTCTAAATATTTTGATAACGCTATAGACAACCATGCTGAAGCACATCCACCAAAATATACCTTTCTCTTGTATTTATCATTGATAAAAGATTTAAGTTTTTCTGTTATCTGAGCCATCTCATCAAAAGATAAATTTGAGTAACAATCATATGCTTTATTCTTAATTGCTACGACATCATATCCTTTTTCATATAGAGCTTTACCATAGTATCCCATTCCATCCATGACAACAAGACCATCTTCAATCATTCTTGGCCACGCACCATTAGCAGTAAATATTAGGATTTCAAATGGGTGTTCTCGTGTAAAGTAATCTACTATGATGTCATCATTGACAAAGATAGTATGTTTTATCATCTCTTTATCATCCATATAAGCACTGAAGATAAATCAAATTCCCACCATTTTGATGCAGTATTATATTTTCCAGGATTGTGATGATGATTATTATGGTATGATTCACCAGGAAATAGTATAGTTGTTAACCAGTTATTATGACTATTATCTGTGGTGACATTACTCCTATAATGTAATAGAGGAATTTTAAAATGATAAACATATGTTGTAAAGAATAGGCCGATGAATGATACTCCAGTAGCTATTAGCAATCCTGCTAGCAGTTTTATTGATATTAGACCTAATATGATGTATGTTGTAGTTATTGTTTCTAATAAGTTTCTATGAAAAAACATGATAGTTTTATCACGTAGTAGGTCTATACAGTTCTTTAGGTTAGATATTAGTTTTTTGTTATTACTATATTCAAACGCATTGAAGACAAATAATGATCTTAGGAATCCTATTTTTTTAGGATCATGCGGATCTCCTTCTTTATCACTAGTCATATGATGTAACCTATGCATGTTTACCCATGCTAAGACACTACCATTTAAGCCTAATGAACCCATATATACAAATAGACTATGTAAGACAGGATTTACTGAAAATGTTTTATGAGTAAAGTATTTGTGCAGGATGATACTGCATACTATCATATGAAAAAACCAACCTCCAACTAATCCATACATCCATACGTTGAAGTCCACAGCCCAATAGGTGAGCATGAGTATCCATGCTATCATGTAATACATATATAGTATACTTATTTTAACCATGCATGATGTGCTCTGTGGCACCCACTCTGTAAGATCCAATAGTTTGCCCACTTAACGTTACGCACTTTGCCGCCTTTATGGAACCAATATACAAAGAAAAAGTTACCATCAATAATATTTAATAGCATAGGCAATGTTATAAAGTATAAACAAAACCATGGTGATACGTATAATAAGATAGTTATCATTAAAAAGATAATTGAATAGTAATACTTATCTAATATGTTATTGCCTATCCTTTCATAAGACTTATCCATCTTAGCTTGAATCTCAGGAGTTATAAACTTATCTTTATTACCTGCAGTTAATGTCCATAGACCAAATGTTAAAACAAATAGATTATGATCGTTTGGAGAATGTGGGTCTCCTTCCTTGTCGCATAATGCATGGTGTAATATATGATACTTGCAGAAGTAAGATGCCCGATCTATACCACATAATGCCCAAAAGAACAGTATGATTGACTTTACTATCTTAGATAGTTTATTATCACCTATACTATGACATGCCCATAGATGTACCCCACCGCCGCCAAGGATTTGATATATTTTAAAAAGAATTATTGATAAGATGATGAACCACGATGCATAATTAAACAATAAGACAACGTTTAATACTATCAACGCGATTAAAAGAGTCACTTGTAAAACTGGATCATATGATTTAATGTTCATGATATAATATACTACTCAGTAACTAATGCACAAATAGTATTTTCTTCCATAGTTAGAGTTGCGGTATTATTTGTAAACACTTTAGCATATTGTGTACTTTTTAATTCTTTACCATTTACATTTATTGGACCAGTTATGCACACAATAGTAGTCTTATAGTTTATTTCAATAGTTTGACTTCCCTTTAATATTTCAACATTTAATAATCTATTTGCAGGTATAGGATTAAAATTAACTGTTGATACTCCAGTAGATCCCGTCTTTGATGTGACATACTTTCCTTTTGTATGAGATGTATCATAAAACATACCAGGTTCTAGACTTTCTATCTTATCATTGTCAGTTGGAGTATCAGTGTCTGATAACCAAACATCAGCAGTACCATCCACAACATATAGAGATGCATGATAATGACCATTATTGTCATTAAAGTATGTACCAATCTCGTTAGGACTTTGATATATCATGCAATAGATAAAACTACCGGCATTTACTGCGTTTTGAAATATCATAATACAACCTCTGATACGGTTGCAACAACTTGACTAGGTAAAGGATCAGCAGTATCAAAGCAGTTAAGAGAAATATCAGTATCAGATACAGTATGAGAAGATTCATGTCCAACCCAATCTGAAATATTATGTTCCTTTGAAACAGATTCCAAGTTATCTCTTGTTATTACTTGTGAAAGTAATCCAGGTTTAATACCTTCAATAAAATCATCTATTGATGTATAACCCATAGCTAATGGTTGATAGGCTACTGCTTCATAATCATCAATAGATTTTGCGCTGTTTTCTGATGTGTATTTAATTAATACACTATCGCCTTCCACTCCTACAATTTTAACGTTTATTGTTGTCATATTAATTTCCTATTTAAACTAACGCACCAAATAAAGTGCCTGTTGCTCCCCATGTTACGTTTGAAATTCCACTTATAGCACTGCCTCTTGCTCCACCAGCGGCGCCACCATATTGATTGCCTCCGTCTCCTGCAGCACCAGCAGCACCTCTTGCTCCTCCTGCGCCTCCTGGATCGTAAGATGAAGTACCACCTGCTCCACCAGCAGTCTCTGAACCATTTGCACCAACATTAGTTCCACCACCTCCTGATCCAGCAACTATACCAGCTCCGCCTCCTCCTCCACCACCCTGTGAATAAGCTGTAGATGAAGTTTTACCAGATGAGACAGTATATGAAGTTACACCACCTCCACCACCTCCGCCGCCTCCACCCGCGATAATACCATTATTTGTTATAACTACTGGATAGTTTGCATTAATAGCAGTTCCACCAACACCACCTGCTGTAGGCAGTCTATTATTAAAGATACCACCAATACCACCAGCACCTCCAGCTCCAGCAATTGTGCCATTATTAATCAAATATACTACAGATCCAGATACAAAAGAACCTATAGTCAAGGACGACACTGCAGCAGAACTAGATGACACAACTACACCTAATGGAATGGTTACTTTAAGAGTTATTGGTGTAGTTGGAGAACCAGCTAATGTATATAAGTTTAAACTTTGACCTGAAGTAACATTATATAGTTTATGTAAAAGTCTCCACGTTCCATTGTTGTTAATATAAATTTCAACGGGTTCTTTCCACGTACCGCCATCATTAACATATATCTCTTTTGATATTGTCCACGTGCCATTATTATTGACATAAACGGACATTATTAAATCCTATACCAAATATCACCAGAACTTCCACCTACCGGGGTAGAAGTTGAAATAGTTTTTACTCCCTGTGAATTTACTCCAACACCAGCTGTTATAGGTGTTTGTACATAACCCTGCGTAGCAATAGTTCCGGACTCATTAGGAATTGTTAATGTTCTTGTAGTATTATTAGAGATATTAGATAACTGTAAATTTAAAACCTTTGTAGTATCAACATCATCAGTTATAACAAATTTATTATCTCTAAAAGTTTGGGTACCGGTCCATACATTATCTGCACTCTTTAATCCCGCACCAATAGTTAATGACCCGCCTAATGCTACAACATTGCCATCAATCGTAATACTACTATTGGCAAGTTTAACATTAGTTATAGAACCTACAAGCATATCATTTGTAATAGATGCAGTAGAACCAGAAGCGCCAGAAATTACAACTGTGCCGGATAAATCAGGAAATGTAATAGTCCTATCAGCAGTTGGGTTAGCAACTGTTAATGTGGTTTCAAATGTATTATCAACCGAACCTTCGAATACGATAGTATTAGTAGTACCTAAATATAATGGACCAACAAACTGAGCTGCTGTAATTTGATTTGAAGAAAAGTTACCTGTAGCATCACGAGATACAATACTAGCGCCTGTAGCACCTGATACCGCATTTAAACCATCTAGTAAATCAGCGTCAAGTCCAGAACCAGTTCCATCTACTGTTTTAATCTTTGTTAAAACATCAGCTGCTGTATAAGATGAAGATGCTAATTTAGTCGCGACTTCAGCATTTATATTACTGAAGTTAGTATCAATCTCTGCATTGGTAAGAGGAGCATTTTTAACTCCTGTTGCACCAGTTGCACCCGATCTAAGTGTTATGCTTGCCATTTGTCATCCCGTCGATAATTGTTTCTAACTTATTTATTCTATCCATTAATAAGTCAAGTTTGTCTTCTTTTTCTTTTATTGCTTGTCTAATAGCTCTAGACTTATGCAATTTACTTATATCAGTTTCTAATATAGCACCAGTAGTTGTGTCTCGTACTAATGTTTCATTTTCTACTTTGATCTTCATATTAACTGTCCAATGCAATGATTCTTAAATCTCTTAATCTTGGTGTATTAGCTTGATTTGAAGATAACATAACGATCTTGATTTGGAACGTATTGAATCT